ACGTTTGGACCGAAATTAAAGCCTATATTGAGGCAGGAGGCGCTTTGTCACAAGAAACCTTGATGAACAATGCAAGCTTTACGGACTACAAGACCGAGCAGAGCCGTATTTTGAAAGAGCAAGGGGCCAGCGACGGAGAAATTAGCCAGATTGTAGGTGGCCAAGATGACGAACAGCCAGAAGAGAAATAATAGACTATACAATGCCGAGCGTAAGGCTCAGGCTGAACTGATTAAGCGGGATATAGAGCGGGATAAGCTCTTATCTAGCTTGTATCAGGAATCTTACGACCGCTTGCAGTCTGAAATAGACCGTTTTTACGTGGCCTATGCTGGAAAAGAGGGCCTGACCAAGCAAGAAGCCATGAAGCGAGCCTCAGAATTTGACGTTACTAAGTTTAACGACAAGGCTAGGCAGGCCGTCAAGACTAGAGATTTTAGCAACAAGACAAACAGCATGCTAAGGACCTACAATTTGAAGATGAAGGTCAGCAGATTGGAGCTTCTAAAGGCTGAGCTAGCCCTTGAAATGCAAAATCTAACAGCGGACATTAACCAAGTCTTCGACAAGGCCAGAGCAGACGAATTCCTGAACGAATACAAGCGTCAAGCTGGCATTTTGGGTGTTTCTTCCAGCGGAGCAGAAAAACGCATGAAGAGCATTTTAGACGCTGATTTTTACGGCCAAAATTTCTCTAATCGTGTTTGGGGCAGGACGGGTCTACAAGCCAACCTGCAAAGAGACGTCTTCTCTTCACTCAATCGCATCTATACGGATATGATGGGTTACAAGCAGGAAGCCAAGCTATTGGCCAATCGGTACGGCACAAGCAAAGAAAACGCTAAGCGCCTATTAAAAACCGAGATAGCACGCATTAACGCAGACACACAGCTTGAAATGCTAAAAGACAATGGCTTTACTCACATGATCTATGTAGCAGAGCCGGGAGCTTGCGATATATGCGGGCCACTTGACCGAAAGGCAATACCTATTGATAAGGTTGAAAAAGGCGTGAACATGTTCCCTATGCACCCTAACTGTAGATGTTCGGCTTATGGCCATATCAAAATGAATTATAAATCAGGCGGTAGCACGCTTGATGATTACGACTACACAGAAGATGAATAATTGAGTTCATCTTCTTTTATTTTGTCCAAACCGTGCTTAGGACGTAAAAAGGTGCATGAGTTCGGGGAGGTTGCCCGTAAAAGCGTAAGAAAGGAGCCTACAATGGCAAAAAATAAATTTATGTTGCGCATGAATTTGCGTAATCTACAGCTATTTGCAGAAGGCGCAGAGCCTCAAGGCGAATCTGGCACACCAGAAAGCGAAGTCCCTGCAGGGCCAACACCTGAGCCAGAAAAGATGGTATCTGTAGCAGAAATGCAAAGACGATTAGAGCAAGCAGAAAAGAAGCACGCTCAATCAACGCAAGAAGCGATTTCTAAAGCTCTTGAGCAATACAAGGCAGAAAATGAACTGTCAGGTAAAGAGCTGGAAGAATATCGTCGACAAGTGGCAGAAGCTGAAAAGCAAGAATTGCTTGATAAGATCGCAGGTCTTGAGAAAGAACAGACCAAGCGAGAATTGACAGAAGAAGCCATCAAAACCCTATCAAGTCGCAAGTTGCCAGTAAGTGACAAGGTGCTTTCCTTTGTCGTTAAGGACACGGCAGACGGTACGTTGCAGGCCATTGCAGACTTTGAAGGGATTATCAGCGAGATCAAAGCTGAGTACACACAATCAGAACCGCCAGCAGTATCTTCATCATTTGGCGATTCAGGCGCAAAGTCTAGCGGGGACATCTTCCGCAACTCAAGAATTATTTAAAGGAGAAATATAAATGACAGTACAGACTTTTAATCCTCAAAAGGTCCTAGTATCAGAAAAACCAGACGGGACCTTGCACAAAGAGTTCACAGACATCATCATGAAAGAAGTCGCTGAGAACTCTCTAGTAATGCAACTTGGTAAGTACCACGAAATGGACGGGAAGCAAGAAAAAACAGTCTACGTTCAAACGGACGGAGTTTCAGCTTACTGGGTAAACGAAACAGAAACAATCAAGACAGACAAACCAGAAGTGGTGCCAGTTACTCTTCGTGCTCACAAGCTTGGTATCATCTTGGTCGCTTCTCGTGAAGTTTTAAACTACACATGGGAAAAATTCTTCGAAGATATGAAGCCTCAAATCGTAGAAGCATTTTATACCAAGATCGACGAAGCAGGATTGCTTGGCCATGAAACACCTTTCGCAAACTCTGTAGCTAAGGCGGCCAAAGACGCAAGCAAAGTTATTGGCGGACCTGTAACTTACGAAAACATCTTGAAACTTGAAGACAAGCTCTTAGATGATGATATTGAAATCAATGCGTTTGTATCTCGTGTATCTAACCGCTCTGCTCTGCGTGACGCTCGTGACGGTGACAAGAAGACTATCTACGACAAAGACACTAACAAACTTGATGGAACTGTCGTAGTAGACATGAAGTCTAAGCAATTTAAGAAAGGTGACTTGCTCGCTGGTAACTTTGACAACCTGATCTATGGCGTGCCTTACAACATCAACTACAAAATTTCCGAAGATGGCCAAATCTCAACCATCAAGAACGCAGACGGAACAAATATTAACCTCTTCGAGCAAGAAATGGTTGCTATCCGTTGCACTATGGATATTGCAGTCATGATTACGAAGACCAACGCATTTGCCAAGCTCACAGACGCTTCTAACATTTAATTTTAAGGAGGTAGACAATGGCTTACATTGTAACCCGAAACATCATTGATACAAAGGATAATAACCGCTTCTACGAGGAAGGCGATTTCTATCCTCGCTCTGATTTTTCTGTTTCAGACGACCGCATTTCTGAGCTTTTAGGTAAAGGCGTCATTTCCAAAGAGGGCAATAAACCAGCGCCAGAAGCGCCAGAAGTGGCGGAAGCACCAGTCGAAGAGGCAGAAAAACCTATCGATAAATTGAAAATTTCCGAGCTTAAAGAACAGCTAGACGCTCAAGGCATTTCTTATGACGCAGACGCTAAGAAAGCTGATCTAGTGGCTCTTTTGCAAGGGAACAAGGAAGGGTAAGGCATGGAAGAAACCCAACTAGCAAAGATTAAGCGTCGGTTGGGTATCGATACCGCCGACAACCTAGAAAATGATTTGCTAAATGATCTAGTAGATGATGCCGAAAGCTATTTCAAGGCCCTTGTTGGGACCTCTGAGATAGCAAGTAAGTATAATTTCATGATTGAGAATGTTGTGTATAAATTGTACGGAAGAAAGGGATCCGAGGGCGTGACCTCTGAAACGGTTGACGGCTATTCCGTGACTTATCAGGAATGGGATAACCTGTTTAAGCCGTATATGGCCATTCTTAACAAGGATTTTGGCCTTGACGGCTCGCAGAGACAGCGTGGAAAGGCTATTTTTCTATGAAAACGCCTAATCGGATTATTCTGATTCGTGGAGAGCGTGAGAAATACAATCCAGAAAAGGATATTTACGAGAGCCAAGGCCGAAGCACAAAGCCAGTACCTTGCCTTGTAAACAAAGTCAGCCAATCAAAGGTGTTTGAACTGTACGGAAACCGGACAGATGTAATTATCTCTTGCCGATTCCAACAGGAGCAAGCACCTTTTAGGCAAGCCATCTTTGAAAATGCCATCTATGAACCAATTGAAGCAATCGACGCCCCAATTAAGGGCGCTGTCAGGTTGAAAAAGGTAGGTCCAAATGGGATTTGACATTAAATGGCAGGGCTTAGAGAAGCTGACAATGACGATCTATAACGCTCATCCAAATGCTGTTAAGCAATCTATCGAGGTCTTGAAAAACCATGCTGAACGTGGTAAATCCATTGCCAAGAGCAAGGCGCCAGTCGATACAGGCTTCTTAAAAAGCAATATCAAAACGTCTTATCATGGAATGGAGGCGCATATCAACGCAGAGGCTGGCTATTCAGGCTATCAAGAGTACGGAACCCGCTATCAGTCAGGGAAACCGTTTATGCGCCCTATGCTTCAAGAAGTACAACCTCAATTTCAGGAAGACATGACCAAAATAATGAAAGGGGTGTTCCAATGACGCCAAATCACGAGCTGTTTAGGCTTATTTACCAGATGGCAGAGAAGCGAGAAAAGACTTTCGACTTTTTGCCAGAGGCTGGGACACAATACCCTTTTATTTACGTTGGCGAGAATAGCGCCCAAGAGGCCCGAAATCGGGACCTTTTCGGGACAGTCGGCCAAACAGTCCATATCTACGCTAAAACGTCGCAGAGGGCCACTCTGGACGACATGTCAGCCTATTTAGAGACTATGGTCAAGCTGATTTCTGGAAAATGGGAGTACCATTTACAACACACAACTACAAGCAAGCAAATCATACCCGATAATACAGATGTCCAGCCACTACTTCATGTAGTGCTGGACTTTACTTTTAATTTTACAAAAAAGGAGAAAGATAAATAATGGCAGATTTAATTCAAGGGAAAGACTATATCGCCTTTTTCCGTCGCCTAAAGGACCGGACAAAACAAGATGCCGGCAAGGTTCGCTTCCAGACCGAGCTAACGCTCAACGCTGAAAAAGAAGTAGAAACTACCAAAACTAAAGATGGTGTCGTAAACTCAGTTTCCGACGGCGAAACATCAGGAGAATGTACTTCTCTTGCCTACCGTGAAGACAAAGACACGGTGAACATGTGGAAAGAAATGCGCAAATGGTTCCGCAACACAGACAAAATCGAAGTCTGGATCGTGGATCTCGGAAGCAAGAAGACCGAAGGTGGCAAGGATAAGTACGACGTAGAATACTACCAAGGTTATTTCAAGAACTTTGAGATTTCAGCGCCTGCTGATGACAAAGTAGAGTTAACCTACGAAATTGCTATCGACGGAAACGGAATTATCCAGACTGACGAGCTTACAGCTTCCCAAAAACTAGCTCTTGAGGCTACACAGTATGAATACCATACTTTAGCCAAAGAAGAAGCTAAACCGGGCGAAGAAGTTTAATTTAGGGGCTTAATGCCCCTTATTTTTTTAGATTAAAGGAGAAAACAAGAAATGATTTTAAATATTGGTGGTCGTGAGTATACTCTACGCTTTGGCATTGGCTTTTTGAGAGAAATGAACAAGCTTCATTCTGTCGAAATGGAAGGCATGAAGACCGGCTATGGTGCTATGACCATGTTTAACGCAGGTCAAGCATTGAATGACCCGTTAGCATTTATTGATTTGATTAAGGCTGGAACAGTTACGGAAGCACAAAAACCGTCTAATGAAGCTATTGAAGCTTATCTGGAAGATCTTATTGTCAATGATAAGTACGACGAAACTATCAACGCCATTGTTGAAGAGTTAAAAGCGTCTCCCCTACTCAAGAAAGCAATGAATCTGGTAGAGTAGGGGCCTCTAGCTCGTCAAGTTCTAACTTTGGGTATGATGAAGCTTTGGCTCTGCTTATCGGCAGGCATGGAATGAGTTTTAAAGAGGCTATGCGGACCACGCTTGAAGAGTTTGAAATCTATAACATGGCTTATGCCATCAGACAAGAGGACAAACGCCTTAATTCGGCTATTCAGGCTTGGTTTAACCAGTCTGTTAAGGCTCAAAAAGGAAGGGGCAAGTCCGCAAGGCCTGCATTTAAAACGTTTGAAGAGTTTTACAATCACAAAGAAGAATTTGAAAAGATTTTTAGAAAAAATCAGCCTGAGCAAGAAGCTATACCAGCCAGAAAGTTGGATATGGCCGAAAGAAACAGGCTAATCAATCATGCGAAGAAAGGAGGTAGCTGATGGGAGTATCATTTGACGTTAGCGCCATACTAAAGGCCAACGTCTCCGACTTTGCAAGAGGCATGAAAGAGGCCCAAGCCTCGCTTCAAAGCCTGAAAAACCAGACAGGCTCAAGCCTTGAGAAGTTGAGCGGTACGCTTAATAACGTCGGCGGGGCCATGATGAAGGTAGGGGCTGGTATGACAGCCGGATTTACTCTTCCGGTCGTTGGAGCCATTGGCGGAGTCGTCAAGTCCTTTGCAAGCCTTGAACAGGCTGTAGGTGGTATTGAAACCATGTTTAAGGGTTCTGCTGATACTGTTATCAAAAATTCGGAATCAGCATACAAACGGGCTGGTGTCTCTGGTGTAAAATACATGGAGCAGGTCACGTCATTCTCTGCTAGCCTTCTTCAAGGTTTGGGCGGAGATACTGCACAGGCCGCCAAATATGCCGACATGGCCATAGTTGACATGTCCGATAACGCCAATAAATTTGGTACGAATATTACAGATATTCAAAACGCTTATCAGGGCTTTGCCAAGGACAACTATACTATGTTGGATAACTTGAAATTAGGTTATGGTGGTACTCAAGAAGAAATGGCCCGTTTGGTTAACGAATCCGGCGTAATGGGCGACTCGTTCAAGGCCACAGCTAAGAACGTGAAGGACATTCCGTTTGATAAACTGATCCAAGCTATCCACGTTACCCAAGAACGGCTTGGGATAACAGGGACGACGGCTAAAGAAGCGAGTGAAACAGTCTCCGGATCATTCGAGGCCATGAAGGCTTCAGCTCAAAACCTAGTAGCTGGCCTTGGTCAGAAAAACGCTGATATTAAGGGTCTTATGCAAAACCTGAAAGATACGGTTATTACTTTCAAAAACAACATTGTACGTGTTCTAGGCACAATCTGGGATAATCTCCCGCTGTCTCCTCTTCAAAAATGGATTGGAGCCATTGCGGTGGCCGCTGGTCCGGTCGTAACGGTCGTAGGTACTATTATTAAGGTTGTTGGTGGTATCGTCGGTATTGTAAGCAAGGTCTCAAGTGGTGTTTCAGCTTTGATTTCAGGCTTCCAAGCAGTAGCTGGAGGCGGTACAGCCGTTTCTGGTGTATTTAGTTCTATCGGTAGTGCAATAGCCGGCATTACGGGACCAGTCTGGGCGGTGATAGCTGTAATTGGTCTATTCGTGGCCGGATTGGTCGGATTGTACAAATCCAGCGAAGAGTTCCGGAATAAGGTGGATTCAGCCTTCAAAGCTGTTTCAAGTGCTATTTCAAGCGCTATCAATGAGATTGTAAGTGTTGTTAAGAGCTTATTTGGTGGTCTGGTTGCTTGGTGGAATGAAAACCATCAATTAATACTGCAGACAGCTACTAACATTTGGAACGCCATAAAGGCCGTAGTAGAGACGATAACAAACGCCATAGCGCCTATCATAGAGGCGGGTTGGAATGTTATTGTCACTATTGTCAAAAACAACTGGGACACCATTAAGAATGTAGTTGGAACGGTTCTAAATGCCATCTTAGGCATTATTAAAGCTATTATGCAAATCATCAACGGCGATTGGTCCGGAGCCTGGGAAACATTGAAAGGTGTAGCGGTCGGAATCTGGGAAGGTATTAAATCCGCTGTAGGGATTGCTATTCAAAACTTGGTGCAAGTAATTCAAGCAGGCCTTGAGTTGCTGAAAGAGATCTGGACAGTGATCTGGAATACCTTATCAACCGTTTTAGGTCCTGTTTGGGAATTTATTTCAAATCTGGTCACAACGGCATTGCAAGGGATCAGCGATTTCATCAATGCTACATTGACCGTAATTTCAGATACTTGGAACACGATCTGGAACGCTATCTCAAGCGCATTTAGCGCAGTCTGGAACGCTATTTATAATACTGTTTCTACAATCCTTACCAATGTTTGGAATGTGATTCAAACTATATTGAATTTCATTTCGGAATATTGGGGCCATGTCTGGGAAAGCATTAAAGCGATATTCGCTGGAATCCTGCTTACAATCGTAGGACTTGTTACAGGTAATTTTGACTTAATCAAACAAGCGATTGTTAACGCTTGGAATGTTGTTTTGGAACAGACACAAGCTATCTGGAACATGATATTAAACGTATTGACAGCAATCTGGAATGGAATAGTTAGCGTGGCTACTTCGGTTTGGGAAGGAATTAAATCCTTTTTCTCAAATACCATGAATGCCATATCTAACATCTTCTCTAGCGTCTGGAACGGGATTACTTCATTCCTGTCTAGCACAATGAGTTCTATTTTTTCCGGCATTTCCAGCGCTTGGAGCGGTATCACTTCCGCAATCGGAAACTTCATGTCGAATATCGGCAGTACGATTTCTAACGGCTGGAACAATGTGGTAAATACAGTGACTACCGCTGGATCTAATATTGTTAATGCGGTCAAAAACGCATTTACTAACGCAGTAAATGGAGCTAAAAGCTTTGTCAGTGGCGCTCTAAGCGTTGGTAAGGACCTGATCCTAGGATTTGTAAAAGGTGTAACAGCCTTTGCTAGTAAACTAATTGATGCGGTCGGTGGAGCCGTTAAAGGCGCTATTGACTGGGCCAAGGGCTTACTTGGTATCAAGTCGCCATCTAGGGTATTTAGACAGTTCGGTGTCTATACTGACCAAGGGTTCATAATCGGGGTCAACAGTAAGGCCGAGCAGGTAGCAAAATCAGTTGGTAGCATGGCTCAAGGGGCCATCAATGCCTTTACTGATAAAGATCTGTCCGGAACCTTCCAAGATGAGCTTAGCTCTGTAGATGGAGCGCTAGGCAACCTTACAGCCTATGATCCAAACGTTAACTTTGACGGTGGAACCCTCACAGTAGGCCAACACCCGGCAGACATCATTTTAAAGCTTGGAAATACAGCCTACCGGGCATTTACCAACGACATTACAAGCCAGCAAGAACTGGAACTTGTACTAGACAATTACTAAAGAGGTGAAAAAGTATGTATGATTATGCTAGTTTAAAAAAATTAGATAATGAAGTCGCTACTTTTGAGCCTAGCGACAATCTTTTAATAAATGGCCAGCCCCTCAATAGACTAATTGAGGGGTACCGTCATTTAACCGTTTCAGGCCGTGGAATTTTGGGACGTGACGTCTCAACTACCAACGTGCCGGGCCGTCGTGGCGTCTGGGTTGATAGATATTCAGACGAAGAACGGACGATCGAAATTAAATATCAGCTAACGGCTGAAACTAGCTCTGATATGCGGGACAAGTTCGCTAAATTGAACAAGATCTTGCGAACTCATGCACAGAGCGGATTTCTTGAAATCTCATTTAAGGATGAGCCGGATTTCATCTATTACGGATATTTTAACGGAGCGGACAGCTTCGAGGAGACGAGCCTAAGCATTGTTAGCAAGTTCAGCCTGCTTATTCCTGACGGATACAAGAAGAAAAGCCCTCAGACATCAACAGGGCCTATTTCTCTTGTAGATGCCGTGGAAGTATTCCCAGAGTCAATCACGGTCACAGTCTCAAAGGCTACTGATAGGGTTCAGATCGTCAACGGTTCAAAGGTCATTTCATTTTCTGGAAGCTATTCTTCCGGCAAAGATATTGTTATCTTGTTTGATCCTGACGAGGTTAAAGCCTCTTATGATGGCAGAAATATCCTGAGCGAATTAGACCGATTCAGCCCGCTAGAACTGTTCACGGTTCGGGACGGGGATAATGTGACAGCGGTAAATGCAACCGTTAAAAGAATAGTTTGGAGGGACGAAAGAGCTTGATTTATTTATTTGATATAAACGAACGGCTTTTGAAGGTTATCAGAAAGCCGGCAATTAAGTCCGCACTCCAAAAGTACAGCTTAACGACTGAAAATTACGTGTCCGAGCGCTTAACAGCAGAGGTCAAGGCATTAAATGATGACGAGCTAGAACTGGTTGAGCATATGGCTATTCAGTCAATCGAAGACCCACATCTATTTAATTATTTCTATGTGGCCCAGAAATCCACGAAAGACCAGATGACGACTTTTACAGGCGTCCAGTCTGGCATTGAGGAGCTGAGAAAGACCCCTGTCTACGACAAGCGCCCTAAAAGTACACAAGCTAAGCCAGTCATTAACGAGCTATTGCAAGGGACCAACTGGCAAGCTCGCTATATCGCTGAAACAGCTCTACATAGCACCAATTTTTACTACACATCAGTATTTGATGCGTTGAAGAAACTATGTAAGGTCTGGGGTCTTGAAATGCAGTTTTTCGTAGAAATGAACGGAAACGGCATTGGCGCCCGCTACATTGATTTTAAGAAGAAAATTGGCGAAGCTGTAGGAAAGCGGGTTGTCTATGGCCATAACGCCTTGGAAATCCTGCAAGAGGTAGAGCGGACTAACATTTTCACGGCTATTGTCGGCCGTGGCAAAGGTGAGCAAGTATCATCTGCTGAGGAATCGGGCAAGGGAGGCGACGGCTACGGCCGGAAGATCACCTTTGAAGATGTAGTCTGGTCCAAAGCTAAGGGAGACCCGCTGGATAAGCCGAAAGGGCAGAAATATCTTGAAATCCCTGAAATGACCCAGAGATATGGGATCAAAAATTCAGACGGTTCTATGCGCCCTAAGATTGGTTTTGTCGATTTTGGAGAGGAAGAAGACCCTAACGAGCTTATCAAGCTGACCTATCAGTCTCTGATTACAGCCTCACGTCCACAGTTGACCTTGAAGACGTCAAGCGTCTATTTGAAGGGTGTTAAAATTGGCGATACTATCCGAGTAGTACGACACGACAGGAAGCTAGACTATGATACACGGATTTTTGAAATCACAATCAACCGTCTAAATGATCAGTCTACAGATACGAAGCTAGGAGATAGGACAGGCGAAAGCTCAACGTCCAAGGCGCAGAGCGTAGCAGACAAGGCTATAGACGAATTTATCAACAATGAATTTAATAGTTTTATCCAAGATCTACCTGATTATATCCGTACAGCAGACGGATTTAATACTAATTGGTACAGCGAAGAGGACCCAACCAAGAAATACCCTAAGAAAGTCATGATAAATGACATCTGGTACAAGCCAGATCCGGAGCATGAAGGACATAAGATTATGTTGCGTTGGACTGGCGAAGTCTGGGAAGAAATCCTCAGAACGTACAATGAAGTAAGTCTCAGAGAGAAAATAGATCAGAAATTTGCTGAGCTAAAACAGGCAATGGACGAGCAGAACGCTGTAAACGAACAGCGGATAACCGACATCTTGAAGAAGTCGGACCTTGGACGACTAGCAGAAGACGCAAAAAAAATAGCAGAATCGGCTAAAAGCGAGATTGATAACATCAAGCAGAAAAGCGAATCTGTAGGCTCTGAACTTACTATTTTTAAGCAAAAGGTACAGACCGAATTAGACGGCAAGCCCAATTTGGCAAAAGTAACTGAGCTGATAAACGGAGTTAAAGAGCAATTTTCCAGCGTAGGCCTCCGAAACTATGTTTTAGGCACAGGAACGCCGAAAACGGCCGGAAATACTGAGAAAATCTATACATTTTCCAAAGATTCTTTCGGCTGGACTCCCGAAACCAAACTAAGGCTATCATTTGACTACAAAGCAGATGAATCCGTTAAGAAATTCCGAATCCGCCGTTCTGTTACATTTAAAAACGGCGTTGTTCAGATGGACGACGCTATCAACCAGTACACAACAGGCAGTCTATCGATTGATTCCACAGTCCAAAAATCCGGTAGATACTCACAGCCGTTAGGTTGGTATAGGTACTACTCAGGAACGGGCGAAGATGTGGAGCGCATAGACTACTATGTACAGATTGACGAAGGGTCAGGAAATGTGACCATTAAAAATATGATGGTTTCAACCGGCACCAATGATCCAGACTGGGTGCCAGCGATTGAGGACCAACAAAACATGGTCACTCAAGCGCAAGCTGAGTTTGAGCGAACGGCAAACGGCCTTGAAACAAGACTCAACGCTATTTCTACTAACTTTAACCCTGACGGCTCGGCCTCAGAGAAGTTTAACAAATACATTGAGCATAAGACGGCCGAAGGTTTAGAAAAAGAACGGGTTGAGATTAGCAAAGGATATGTTGCTAAAAGCGCATATACTGAGAAAATCAATGAGATTGAGCAACATTTTAACCTGACGGATAGCAAAGTAGCCCAGTTTGCGACATACAAAAACGGCCTAGATGGCCAGTATGCAACGATTACTAAGCAACTTTCCGACAACCAGACAGCCTACAGCGAATTTAAGCGTACATCTGATACATTGGTCCAGACGTTCGGTACCACAGGCGATCAGATAGCTAACAATGTCTCCCGAATGGTCTTAAATAGTCAACTGATCCAAACGGAAGTGGCTAAAATCAGGGTTGGTGGCCGTAACTTGATGACTGGCACCAAAGAGTTTTCTGGTGATTGGTTTAACAAGGCGAAATGGACGCTGGAAGACGAGAAGTATTTAGGCTTATCAGTATATAGCCGACAGGAAGAATGGTTAGGTCTCTCTGAAATCGTTGAAGTCCGAGTTGGAGAAACCTATACTTTCAGCGCCTACGTGAAAAGTAGCATTGATAACGACCTTGTGTTTATGTACTTGGATAACAGACTGGTAGAGCCTAGAGCTTCTCTGTCTCTTACACGAAAAGATATACAAGTAGGAACGAACTGGAAAAGGGTATCTGCTACATTTTCCGTTACTAAAGCAGGTCTGATGACGCCACGTTTTGAACGCAATAACAAAAATGGCAAGCTATACGTCGCAGGCTACAAGCTAGAGTTAGGAAATGTACAGTCTGACTGGTCACAAGCAGATGAAGACGTAGACGCTAAGACAGAAGCAGTCAGAACGCAAGTAACACAGCTTAATAATAGCTATTCAATCCGTAACTTGACAAACGCAGGAGACGTCTTAGGCCAACTCAATCTAAATCCTGATGGTTCGATCAGGATCAATGAAGGTCTGCTGTCAATCGGCAAAAAAACCTATATTGAAGATGGAGTTATCAAAGGGGCTATGATTGCCAAGGCTCAGATTGACACGGCGCACATCAAGGAAATTGACGCTTCACAAGCTAATATTTACGGCTTGAACGTAAACAACATCAGCGGTTTAAATGCTGAGTTTATCAAGGCTAAAATTGAGTTCGCTCTGGTCGAGTGGCTGAAGGGCAAGCGGATTTCAGCCATCAATGATAAGACCGTTTTTGACCTAAACGAAGGCACGCTTAATCTGTACACTAACACAGGAACCATCAGGCGCATTGATGATACTAGCTCTTCCCAATTCCTGCAATTCGGGCAGGCTGGTTTTATCGGTGAATATATGAGGGATTCTAAGGCGGCCCGTATCGTAATAGGGACCAACCACGACAGGACAGAGAACACTCAAAACGAGAGCTTCGCAGGTTCCCGCTTGTGGTCAGGATCGAAGGATGGAGTGCAAGAGTCGCTATATGAATTTGTCGGAGACCGTATCATATTTTACTCTAACGGCCGATACCGTAGCCCGTGGATTATCCATAATAACACGCAAGATGGAAGCTCTTATCTGATTCCAGGGAACGAAAAGGGCGTACGGCACAATTTAGGGCGTGGTGATAAGCACTTCTCAGGCGCTTGGATTGATAATATTTTCGTCGGAAAAAGCGCTTATAGCGTAGGTACTTATCTATGGGATTTGCTGACCTGTCTTGGCCAGATCTCAAAATACGGCTGGGATCTGAAAAACCAGAACATCAGAAGCCATATAACGGGTGTACTTAACAAGTACAGCTTCAAATAACGAAAGGAGAACACATGGGAGAGGATTTACAACTCAAAGCATATTCGGCCTTGGCGACAGAGATTGGTCAGAAGGCAGTAACAATCGCTACGCTACAGGCTCAATTAGATATTTCTAACAATTACATCAGGAAGCTTGAGACTGATAACGAACAGCTTCAAGAACAAACTAGGTTGCTTACAGAGGTTAAAGATAGCCTCCAAAAGCAACTTGACGAATTGAAAGTAGAAGGAGTCGAATAATGAGAACTTATGCAGTAGTAGGCAAGTATCCAGTCTATGACGAAGAAGGCAATATCACGCATACAGACGTATCTTTAAACGCTACAAGCGGAGGCTTCGACAGCTACACTCAGCGGGTCGCTGGTGATTGCCGAAACAAGCCAGATACCGAGGTTGTGGAGCTTGCCAAGGACGCATATTTTAAATCAGAGTACGCAGAACGTGCTATCTCTGAGAGCGTCCAAGAGATCGACAATCTGAAAGTCAAAGCTAAAGAGCGTGATTTGAAGGTTGAGGAGCAGAAAAAACAGCTTGAAACTATTAACAAGCTGGTTGAAAACAATGCTAAATTAACGCATGTATCTATCTTAAATGCTGTCATGTCCGAAAATATCGCTTACGGAACTATCTACAAGCAATACATGGACCTTTTGCCAGTCGCTAAAGTAGGTGATACGTTCCAAGCAGACGACCTTTTTGTTTTGGAAGATCCAAAACATCAAGAGTTGAACGGCGAGGGCATCAAAATCTTAATTCAGGCCCAAAAAACATTTACTTATAACGGCGAATCAATCGACGAATTTAAAAAAGGCGGTAGGCTAGAGCTTGGAACGGCCACAGCTTGGCCGTTTGTTGGGAAGGGGTAAGTAATTTGTGGAAGTAGTTGAACCAGATGGAATTTTCGGGATCTTTGAGGTCGTGAAGGACTTCTACGCTCACGGAATCGACGAGCATTTTATAGTTTTTGCGCTCATGGTGATTGTGGCCCTTGATATTATTCTAGGAGTATCGAGGGCTTGGGCTTATCATGACTTTTCAAGCCGAAAATGGCGGAAAGGTCTAGTCAGCCACACAGCCATGATTTTGATAACAGCGATTGGCTACCCCTTCGCATTATACATGAATCTGGCGCCAGTCGTTGACGCATTTATAATGGCCATGATGGCGGCCTATGGGTCAAGTATTCTGGCCAGTTTATCGGCCTTGGGTGTAGAAATTCCGGGCTTAGATCATTTTGTTAAGCAAAACATAGATCACGAGAAATTCCAGCTAAAAGAAGGCGTGGAAGAGCCTAGTAAATTAATCAAGAAGAAAAAAGGAGAAAGTAAAAAATGAATCAAATCACAGATATTGTCGTAAGTGGAGCTATGAGCGTCTTAGTAGTGCTAGTTGGTATTGTCGTCAACTCTGTCAAGCAGTACCTCTTAACCAGAGGAGGTAAGAAAGCCATTGAAACGGCTGAGATCTTAGCCAAAAATGCCGTAAATGCTACTGAGCAAGTAGCGGACAAATTAGGGATCAATGGTCAAGATAAATTTGAACATGCTAAAACTAGCTTGATTGAAAGTCTGGAAGCATACAATATTTATCTTACTAACGACCAGCTAAATACATTTATTGAGTCAGCTGTTAAAACGGCTAATGACTCTTGGAAAAAATAAGAGGAGAAATCACAATGGATAAAGTCAAACTATTTCAAAATGAGGTCCTAGGCTCTGGTTTTGACATTGACGGCTATTTTGGCTGGCAATGTTGGGACGGGTACGCTAAATACTGCTTGTGGCTAGGCGTGCCATTCTCAAACTGTATGGTTTCTGGCTACGTTAAGGACCTATGGGAGCAACGCTACAACAACGGTATTCTTGATTACTTCGACGAAGTTGAGAAATTAGAAGGTGGGGAAGTCGCTATCTTCACAGAGAACGAATGGACTCCCGTTTCTCACGTCGCCGTTTTCGTCGCTGACATTGACGGTACTCAAGGTTGGTTCCTTGGCCAAAACCAAGGCGGAGAATCTGGGCCTAATGGAGGCGGAGCATTTAACCTTGTTGCCTTCCCTTACTCTACCATATATCCTACAGCTTTCAGACCTAAAGGTGAGCCGTTGCCTAAGCAAGAGCTTAAAGAAGCTGTTACTGAGGTCATGGAAAATCACGAGGCGCCATTCTTCCCAGAAGACGCAACTTTCACAGTCGGAGATAGCCCTATCAATGTCCGCCGTGAGCCTAGCCTAACAGGCGAAATCGTAGCTGTCTATCAGCCGGGCGAAAAGGTCCATTATGACTCTAAAGGGTCTAATGACGGCTACCGCTGGATTTCTTATGTAGGAGAGTCTGGCAATCGTAATTACTTGGCTATCGGCCAAACAGACGAGGCAGGCAACAGAATCGACCTCTGGGGCGAGTTGTCATAAAAAAACAGAGCGGAAACTCTGATAAAATAAAAACATAGAAATATTAAAATTTAATTCAACCCTACCAGCTAAAGGCTGGTAGGGCTTTTTTGTTGTGGAAAAAATAAAAATATTTTAAAAAAGTTGATAAAAAGCCTTGACATTATATAACATATGTTATATAATAATAATGTAAGGAGGTTGGCAGACCTTACAAATAAAATAGGAGGTAAAGATATGCGAGCCAAGCATAAGAAAAAGCCATCAAAACTGAAATTCAAGTTCTCGGTCAAGATAAACTTAGTAATCATCAGCTTTGAATGGCAAATTGAAATCGGGGAGTAAACCTCCCCGCCCCTTATGGGGGGCTTATGTATAGTATATCAAAAGTTCTTATGAAAGTAAATTTTAGAATTACAAAGCATCCTTTTAATTGGACAGCATTTATCATCTGGTTAATCGTGATCGTTGCTGTTGTTTACTTATTCACCAAATAGGAGGAAGTCAGATGAAAGCGGATAGCAAAAAAATTAAGTGGTTACTTGATAATTTCAGCCAATACGAAATTTCAAGAGCAACCGGAGTGGCTCAGCCCAGCTTATCAAATATTAAGTCAGGTACAAGAAAAATTGAAAACCTTAGCTTAAAAGTGGCTAGCAAGTTAACAGAATATGCGGAGGAATTGAAAATGGAAAAAGCAAATCAGCTACTTGAAACAATCAAAAATAACGACGTATCATACGCTATTATTAATGAAGATGGAGCAGTATATTGCAACTGTGAAACAAGCAATATCATGGACATTTATGGACATGATGGCGAAGATGGCCATTTTTATGGGGTTTATGGTGACGCAGTTGGCGGACAAATTGACAGTCGTAACGTATCTGATGACGTCATTTTGAAAGCTATTCGTTTGATGTTAGATTTAGGAGAACCTGTAGAACGTCCAGAAATTCCTACGGGTTCAGATTTCAAACAAACATTTGTAGACGGATATTTTGATGTAGTTGAATTGATGAAACAGTTTGGTCTTATCCAAGAACAAGAAGAAAGTGAGAAAGTCAAAGAATGGGTTGAAGCTCACAAAGACGTTGTTGGTTCAACAGTTAAACATTCATTCTTTGGAATTGGTAAAGTGGTAGGAATCAAAGATAATACTATTGTTATAGATTTTGAAGATGCAGGAAGAAAGTCGTTAGCTATTGAGGCGGTTGTGGAAAGTGATTTGTTAGATTTTGAATAAACTATAGGACAGGCTGGCAGTGGTGCTGGTCTGTTTTTCGTTTAAACGGAAAATTTAAAAAATGTCTATTATAACAGAAAATCTTTTGATTTATTTGCTAGATAGTGATATAATAATTGTACACAAATTTTAAACAATCTACTAGATAACCAAGTGCAGAGAGGGTGATACCTCGCTTGGATTGTGTGCATAAATCCCGTTACGCTTGTTGTGAGATATTGCAGGAAGATAAGTAACTCTCTTTTCGGGCAATCGGAAGAGGTCATGAAGTGAAAGAAGATTGAGGGTGTACGCAGTATGGAGATTGTGCGTAGTTAGACCATTATCAGACGGCGGCGGTGACAATAGACGCTCTCAGTGAGAGAATAATCTGGCAAGGCCTTATGTAGCAGTAAGAACCAAACCAGAAATGCTAAAATAAACCGTTTTGCACTTGAGGTCGAGCAATCGGCCAATAACACTAAAGATAAGTACAAGTAGCCCAAATCGTGCATAAAATTACAAGAGATATTGTGCTAAAATATTATTCTGAATATCGGGTGAAAGTTGGACGTAACCAATCGTGCCTAGTCGTTAAATCGCTACGGAAGTTATAGGGTCGCTCCTTATGGCTCAGACCGTGGTAGGCTATCGGTCAATAAATTGCGTACAATCGAAGTAGAGCGAAGGCTCATTTGATAGATTGTTTAAAGTTTGTGTCTGCTCTTGCATTATGCAGGAGTTTTTTATTTTGGAAACAACCAACAATTTTAGAAACCAGCATTGAAATCAAGGATAGTAAAATTCTTATATTTTCCACTTGATGACAATCTTATCAACCGTCACCCTAACCTTATTAATTAAGGATCTAACAATAGTCTTTTGGTTTTCGTAATCCATACCTAAAATATCGTCCGTTTTTAAAATCTTTTTCATTTCTTTCTCTCGCTTTTTTCTTTTAAGCGCTGGATCGTTTTCTAGCTCTTCCTCTAATATGGATCGCTGACTAGAAAACTCAGATGATTTAGTCTGCAATTCTTCCAGCGTGATACGATCGTCAATATACAAGTCATTTAGTCTGCTAATTTTATTAGTCAAGAGATCGATTTGCTTTTGACAAGCCACCCTGTCTACAGATGGGCCGTGGTCCGCAAATAATTCTTCAACATACTTTTTATCATGCTGTAGCTTACAGATTTGCTCAATAACATATTGTTCTATATCGACTTTTTCATAAAATCCAGAGTCGCATTTTTTGTTATCATTGTATACAGTGACGCCCTTTGTCGCTCGTGGGAATCGATTTTTGCATTGGTATCTGATATTACGTGTACCGTCTTTCCTGATTGTGCCAAGCGTGATAGAGAGCGGGGCGCCACAATACCCGCATTGTGCTATTCCCGACAGCATGTATTTTGCTCTAAATGGCCTTGGATTAAATTTCTCTAGGGCTGTTTGTTGACGGATTTTAAGCTCTTCTTGGGTCTTATTAAATGCTTCCTCGGTAATGATTGGTTCGTGGTTTCCTAGGAAGACATGCCCTTTGTATTGATTGTACCCGCAATATACAGGATTTGCCAAAATCCCTCTAACAATTCGATAGTGCCAGTTCGGAGTTTTAGGGTATTTATCGTTTAGCATGTCTCTTATCTTAGTAACAGACATGCCGTTTAGATATGACTCAAAAATATCCCGAATTGCAATGGCTTCTACTTCGTTTATGGTCATTGTGCCCGTATCTCTGTGATAGTCATATCCGTAAGATGTTCTAGACCACATCATAGACTTACCAGACTTAGCACGTCCTAGCTTGCCTAATTGCATACGCTCTTTGATTTGCTCCCGCTCTAACTGAGCGAACACGGCCAGGAGTCCGATCATGGCTTTCCCAAAAGGTGTTGAAGTGTCAAAATTTTCTTGAAGGCTCAGAAACTCAATGCCGTTTTTGATAAAAATTTCCTCAATTAGATAGAGCGTGTCTTTTTGGCTTCTGCTCAAGCGGTCCAGTTTATAGACTAAGACCGTATCAAATTTCTTGTTTTTGGCGTCCTTTATAAGCTTTTCTAACGCTGGACGCTCTGTATTTGATCCTGAAAATCCCCCGTCTGTATACACTTTATAGACGTTCCAATCTTTAATGTCGCAGTAACTCTTTAGCTTGTCCTTTTGCTCGTCTATACTATATCCCTCTTCGGCCTGATTAGTCGTTGAAACCCTAACGTATATAGCTACTTTGTTTATTGTTTGCATTGTTTTTGTACCTCAAATTTGATAAAATAGGTACAAGAAAACGCCTCAAGAGGATTGACCTTTTGAAATGTTTTCTTGCCTCAATGCCTCACGCTCAGACTCGCCAAAGTTTGAGAGCGTGGGGCTTTTTTATTTACTTATAAAGTTGATTGGCCAGACTAACTGCCTCTGGGCTAAAATAGCCTAAGTATTCATCTAGCTTGTCCTTGCCTTCCTTGGTCGGATTCATTGCATGATAGCGAATAATAAAAGCTTTGCTTTCTTCTTCCAAGGCATTAGCCATCTTTTCCAATCCTCCGGCCATTGATCTGGCATCAAAGCTTGGATTGTTAGCGTTAGCCTTTGAAAATTCCGTTACTTGGTTTAGGTTACTAACCATCTTGCCGAGAGTTTTCACATACTCGCTAGGTTCTAGCGTTGTCTTTAAGACGGGTTCAAGATCATTAGTTTCATCAAGTAGCCTTTTAATTCTGTTGAACTCGGAAATGAATTGATATTTATTTCCCTTCTGTTTAACCTCAAGGGTGATATTCCCGTTTTCGTCGGCTTTTTGAAGCAGGGCCACAAAAGCCTGACCAAGACCTATAAATAACGGTATAGTTGTGAAGAAGAACAAGAGGGACAAGAACCCTTTTTTCTTTTGTCCAGAATAGAAAAATTGTGCCCCGATAAATCCGAAGAAGACAGCTAAAGAAATATAAATCCATTTGTTGCAAGTATAAGTAACTGTCTTGTATACTACAGGATTAGGCCTTGAGACCGTCGCTTGTCTTTGCGTTGACTGGCTAGATGTGGATTTTCTCTTCTTAGGTCCGCTCTTAACGCCCTTGAGAGGGTCAACGGTCGCCTTATGATAGATCTTGTTATATATTGCTTTTTCTGGATTGGTAATAAATCCCATTCCTTTTTTTCCATAGAGCGGATTAACGGCCCTTTTCATTTGCCGTTTTATCCGTCCCGTAGTGCGTGCCTTCAAACTCTTTGAAAGGCTTGGTGTTCTTACTCCTATTTTCATTTTTCATATCTCCTATTTTTTAATCTCTATATACATCTACGACTTCGCCGATTGCTCGCATGTTTTCTGACAACGGAATGTCTTCATAATCAGGGTTCAGCGATTGCAAACGATCGTTTTTTAATTTCTTGACGTAATTTTCACCCTCCACTTGGAAGACCCCGATCTTATTTATATCAACAATATCTGTTAACTTTATAAAAAGGAAGTCTCCGTTTTTTATTTTCGGTTCCATAGAATGGCCGACCACAACAGCGATAGTATCATATTTACTTTTATCTGGCACTTCGTCAGCGTAGAAGTCTACCATTGTGTCATAATCTGCTTCTTGCCAATATCCAGTACCAGCAGAAACTTTTCCGGGAACGGGTAGACTTACCCGCTTTCTTGTGTCGTATTCTGCAAGCTTATCCTGAATATTGATTATCTTATCTTGATCTTCCGCTACCATCTTTTCTGAAACGGCAAGCAGTTCATTTTTTCTTACATTGTCAAGTTTTGAATAGTTAGATAAAAGTATAGCTTGTCTTATATCAAAATTCTTGACCTCACCAGTTGACTCAATTTTATTTCTTTCTTTAAAGGTAGAGTCTATATCTGATTTCTTAACCCCGAAATAATCCGCCAATTTTTGGATAACACCAAAAGAAGGGGCGCTTCTTAGCTTCATATAATCGGTCATTGTGCTTGCTGTAATTCCTACCTCTTTAGCCAAATCCTTTTGAGTGATTCCACGCTCTTTTCTAAATCTGGTGATATTATCAGCAATAATTTGCATTCGTTTCTTTTCGTCCATTTAACGACAACCTCTTATTTTTTATAAGTACATTATATACCATCTTTGATGGTTAATCAATCAAAAATACGAAAAAAACTTATTTTTTTGATATTTTCTATTGACAATACGAAAAAATCGTATTATAATGATCTTGTAAGGTTGAGTTATGACCTTGAAAATAAAAAAAGAAATGAAGAAAGGACGGTCAGAAAAATATGCAATGGACTTTGGAAGCAATGCGAATCAACAAAGGACTTACTCAAACGGAATTAGCACAAGAATTTGAGGTGTCTAGCCAGACAATCGCCCGGATGGAAAAAGACAGCTCTGATATTGGCTACCAGCTATTAAAAAAATACATGCTTTATTTCAACGTGAAATTTGATGATATTTTTTTAGGTAAAAAATACGAAAATTTCGTATAAATCAGAAATGGGAGTTTTAAATGAATGAAATAACATTATCAAACGACCTGAATATTTTAACCGCTGAGATTACGGGTTTCAAACGTTTAGCAGGTCAATCAATCTTTGAAATAGGCTACAGGTTGAAGCATATCAAAGAACACAATTTGACACATGGACAATTTGAAAGTTGGCTCAGGTCGGTAAATATCGAGCCTAGCAGTGCAAGAAAGATGATAACGATCGCTGAGGAATTAACTTCAAATCGTTCAACGTTGAACGATTTAGGACTATCTGCTTTGTATCTGATAGCGACTCTTCCAGAAGAAGAGCGGAAGAATCAGATCAACAGGCTAGAACAAGGCGACAGCTTGACCGTCCGAGAATTGCAGACGATCAAGAAGAAATACTCAAAGGCTCTTGGCCGAATCGCTGAACTTGAAGCGTCTGAGCCTCAACCAAAGGAAATCGTTAAGGAAGTCATCAAAGAAGTTCGAGTCACGCCACCTGACTATCAAGAAGCGATCCAGAAAGCGAGAGAATCAAAAGCAAGATTTGAAGCTTATGCTGAAAGAAACGCATTTCTTGAACAACAACTACAAGATTTTTATGCAAAACGTGCCGAAGTTGATGAAAAATCAGCTAAGTATGACGAATTAACCAAAGCTATCCAGCAATCGCAAGGAGAGCTGGATGCTACTCAATCAAAAATCGGGAGTTACAAAAACTTGCTCTCGTTCCTGAGAAAAGGCAATGAAATGTTACTACACATGGGAGGCCTTGTCTATGTAGACGAAGAGCGCATCATCAATTCAGACACTCAAATCCGCAAGGAATTTGAGCAACTGCAACAATCAGTTAACCGACTGGCCGAAGATCTAAACAGAATGGTCCAAGGCGAAAACGACATTATCGAAGGAGTATTCAAATGACACAAGAACTTATTAAGCAACCAGTCCAAAATCTGCCAGAAGGTATGACGCAAGAAGATATATTTATCCATCTTTTGCAAGGCCAAAAAGAACTAAAGAAAAGCCACGAAGTTATGGCTGGTGATTTAGATTATTTAAAAAATAGACAGCCTATCAATCCTTCTGTTGGTATGGAACTAGAAAAATTGCGCAAGACAAGAGTTATCAATGCTCTTGGAGGTATGGAAAGCCCAGCTTATAAAAACCGTTCTTTTGCTGGCAAAGTCTTTCGTCAGGCGGCCAAGGACTTCAAAGAGCACTTTCGCATTCCTCGTTATGATATGTTGCAGGTCAAAGATGAGCAGGAGGCATTTGACTATTGGAAGCTATGGGAACCATCACATAACACTAAAATGGAAATTAAACAACTTAACGGCCAGACTTCTTTGGGGCTTGTCGGCTAAACAAAAAAGCACCTCTGGAATGACCGTTCCTTTGAGGCGCTAAAAAAATATATTACAAAGGTATTTTAACATGAAAAGAAAAAAAGAACAATGGAGGCCTAGAATTATCAACATCATGGCAGACGGATCAGAGATTGAGGATCTGACAGGATATATTATCCCTGCAGGCCATCAATACTACAGAATTATCAAAAACATAGACACAAAGGAGAATCAAGCGTGAACATATTGAAGAGTATCAAGAATTATTTTAACACAGAAGAGCCTGAAACGGTCGTAACGTTGCCAAATGAAACTGAAAAATGGAAGGCCCTTGCTATCGAAGTGAACAGAGACGTAATGGCCATCAGACGAAAATACAAGGCAGTAGTAGAGGAATGTAACCGACTAACTAAGCTTGTTGAAATCTATCAGGAAATTTTAGAGCGGAAGGACAACGAAATATGATATGCAGTACATTTTCAGGAACACGAATGAGAATTACACTCAGTTGAATAATCATTCTATTCAGAATAACCAATTAAGCCTACAGGCTAAAGGGTTATTGTTGGTGTTGCTATCGAATAAAGAAACTTGGAGGCCTTACATTGACGAGCTTTCAAAACGATCAAAGAACGGCCGGGACTCTCACAGGACAGCCTTTGAAGAGCTGAAAGATGCGGGTTATATCCGAATCTATCGCAAAAGCTTTGGACGAGGCAAAGGGATTCAAAACTATCCTCTGGTCCAAGACGTACCTATCACAGATGATTTCTGGAAATACTGGACAAGTAGTCTTGAAAAGGAGTTATCCACAGGAGAAGACGAAGATTGATTTTACAACTTACGGGTTTTACAAAGTTGAAAAGTTCAAAAGTTGAATTTTACAAAGTTGAAAAGTTCAAAAGTTGAAGAATCCGACACTAATAATAACTAATAAATAATAAAGACTAACTTAATAATAATCTAAGGCTTGCGCCACTAATGAAAAATAAAGACTAACCAACAACAAACTAATAATAATATTAATAAATAATATAAGGGATTTTCAAAAAAATCCACAGGAGGAAAAATCATGACAAACATTTTTAAAGCAAACAAAACAGTAAAACGCATCAAGGCTTTGCAAAAAGAACTTCACGATTCCAGCTTAGCTTATCTATTGGCCCAAGATATTGGATTTTTTCCAGAAAACAAAAAAGGCCGAATCAAAGCGGAAGCTATGCACGATTTTAGCCATATCTTAAAAGATGTACTAGACGGCAAGAGCCTAGACGAAGCTACGGATATTTTGCTAAAGGATAAAGAGGACGAAGACGAAGAAGAGGAACAAGAGGAAGATGGGACCGTTTGATTACGATAGATGGATCAGCACACCGCCTGAACCCTATAAAGAGCCAGAAGAAAATGAAGATGAAATTTATGATAGCTGGATAGACAGACAGCTATGCGAAATGGACTGATGAGGAGAAGAAAATGACGAATATACCTTCAAATAAAGGCCGAAATTATATCAGGATTGAACTATCGCCAAAACAAAAAGAATTGATCGGAGTTTTAGCCGAGCTTGAAGGTTCTACGTCGCAAGACTTGCTGAACAGAGTAGTTGAGCGATTTATCGATAGCAATCTAAGACTTATTGATGATTACAGAAATAGCTTGGACGACCTAAAACAGAGAAGCAGACTAAGACTAACAATGAAGGTTTGAGGAGAAAACGAAAATGAGTAATGATATTCAAACGGCAGAAAAAAACTTTTTAGAAAATCCACAGACTTTGACCAGCGGGATTGTTAGAAAGTATCTTGACCCGCAGGGCAAAGCTAGCGACGAAGAGCTTGCATACTTTATCGCTCAAGCTAGGGTTCAAAATCTAAACCCTTTTACAAAAGAGATTTATTTTATTAAATACGGGAATCAACCAGCCCAAATCGTGGTAGCTCTGAAAGCTTTCCAAAAAAAAGCTGACGCCCACCCTCAATACGACGGAATGGACTCAGGTATTATCTTTGAAAAAGATGGTGAAATCCAACGATCAGAGGGGGCCTTCTTGCCACAAGGAGCAGAAATCCTTGGAGCTTGGGCGGTAGTGTATCGAAAGGATCGAACACACCCAACGAGGGCAGAGGTGACCTTCTCAGAATATGATAATTCCAAAATCAGAAAAGAGGGGAAAATCAATCAGTACGGAAAAGAAAACAAGCCCAATACATGGGACGAAAAGCCCGCTGTTATGATCCACAAAGTAGCTTTAGTGACCGCATTAAGAAACGCATTTCCTAATGAGCTAGGTGGACTTTATGAGGCCGACGAACTACGAGAGCCTAAAGACGTGACCCCTCAAGAAAGCCGTGAAGACGTCCTTGCTCGCAAACAAGCACAGATTGAGCAATTAAAGCAAGAGCAGGAACAACGGCAGAAGAAAGAGGTTGAACCTGTAGAGGTCGAAGAAGAGCCAGAAAATCCACTACAAGAAACCGACCTAATGCAAGAAGATCTGCTCGGCAATAGCCTTAATTACTAGACGGGAGGCCAGACATGCAGGAATTACAAGCGAAAGTAACACAAGCACAAGTCGAAATTATCGACCGTGAAAAATTTGAACAAAATATAAACGAAGTCGTAGCCAAATATCAAAATTACGTGGTCACGGCCTCAACTATCAAAGATGATAAAAAGGTCTTGGCTGACTTGCGAAAGCTCAGCAAGCAGATCTCAGACGAGCGCATCAAGATTAAGCGTGAATTGTCAAAATCGGCAGATGAATTTGATGAATATATCAAAGCGACAGAGAAGCCACTGACTGATACGATTTTAAAAATCGCAAAAGACGTAAAAGATTTTGAAGACCATCAAAAGGCCCTGAGATTAGACACGGTTAAATCTTATATTGCTAACAAATCGGCCGAGTACATGCTAGACCCTCGGATTTTCGACGAGAAAGCCCTTGAGTACATCAAAGCAGGTGACTTTATGGCTGGCGGGGGGGGCTTAAAGAAAGCCACAATGCAATCATTAGATGACCTAGTGACCTTTGAGTTTCAAAAACAACAAGAATTTGAAAAGGCTAAATCAGCCATTTCTGGGCAATGTGCAGAATACGGCATGACTGACCAGCCATACCTCCGAATGTTGCGAGACCTAACCCTTGTCGAAGTCTTAGAGCAGATCAAGGCAGACTATGCCTTCGAGAAGCAAAAAGAAGAAGTCCGACTCGCTCAAGAGAGAGCAGAGCGTGAACAGCAGGAAATTTTAGCCAAGGAACAAGCTAAACAAGAAGTTGATGCCTTAATTCGTCAGAAAATGGGCCAAATTGACCCAGAAACAGGCGAAATCTTGGACGGAGGGGAATTGTCCCAGAACCAAAAAGAAGCCGTCACAGGAGCTGAAAACAGCCTTAAACGATACACGCAAAAAATGATCTTAGAAGTGTATTTTGAAGGTACAGAGGACAAAGACCGATTTAAGAACGGCCTAAGTCAACTAGGATTTGATTATAAGACTAATTACATTGTCAAGGGTTATCAAAATATAGAGCCATTGACGCAGGAAGAGCTAGATAATCAATGGGAATAGGAGTAGATGATGTTTGATTTTATTAGAGAGGTCGGAATGGCCTTGGTATGGCTCTTTCTCGGCTATCTGGTCGGAGAACGAAACAATAATAACGACAAAAAATAAAAAAACATGAGCTGGGAACCTCAGAAAAAGCAACCTAGAAAATAAGCGTCAGACTTGGACGAATGACGTAAAGGATTTCACCAGCCAAGCCATTTTTTCTCACAATTCTTCGAAATTGGCTGGTGGATTTTAAATAAAATTATGAAATTAATACTAAATATCGAACCAAAACCACAGAGTCGGCCGAGGTTTGCAAGACGTGGCAATTTCACCACGACTTACGAAGCTGGGGATATGAAGACTTGGCGCCGAAAATGTACAGATTTAATCGCCGAGGAGTGCTTGCTTGATAAGGTGGCAGAAGGCCCTGTCAGGCTTTCAGTTGTATTTTATATCTCGCCCCCGCAATACATCAAGAAAATCAAAAAGAACCAGCAGGCCTTGGCAGATGAACTAATGCCAGTCTACAAGAAGCCAGACTTAGATAATTACATCAAGGCGCTACTTGATAGCATTTCCGACAGCTCGCTACTTTGGAAGGACGACGGGCAAGTTTCAGAGATCCAAGCTAAGAAAGTATACAGCCTAAACCCTCGCATAGAGGTAGAAATAGAGGAAATAAAATGAAAGTTAAAGGGATAACTACTAAAGATCCAGCAATCACTTTTGGAGAATGTGAGATTCACGCATTGCCAGAACGAATTAAAAGGCTCTTCCCTGGCCAGGATTTAGTTAAAATTACCGAAAACGGGAAAGGCTACATCTTGAACACAGACTATATCGTGTTGATTTTCACTAAAGATTGAAAAAAGCCAAAACATCTTATTTTTAAAATTGAGGAGGAAGAAAATGAACAAACAAGATTTAAAAGAAGGACAAGAGGTATACGTCAAGGGGCGAGTTATCCATACAGGAGACCATTTAGATATTGTCTTGGACAACGGAAGTTTTATAGAAAATGCTATTATTTTACACCACAAAAAGCCAGTCATACCGCAGATGGTGGCAGATTATATAGAGTTTAAAAAAGAACAAAATTTTCATGTTTATGGAGCAATGAGAGTAATTGAAGGTCATTATGATAAGAGAGTCCCCGATTGGTTCTACGAAGGCAACATTGAAACTTTCGCTCGTGCTTGGCTTGACGGCTACGAGGTCGAGGAAGAGAAGCGGTATCTGGTAAAAGTTAAAAATGTACTGAAAAGACAAAGCGCTTTAAATCGTAACAAGAAGTCGGGAAGATTTATTTTTTCAAATCCCGAAGAAAATAGTCTTTATGATACGAAATTCACCCGCAAAGAGCTGGAAGAAGCAGGGTTCGGCTGGGTGTTTGATTGCCCGGGGATTGAGATTGAGGAGGCGGAGTGATGGAACGACCTGAACGATACCCATCTGGAAACTTCATTCCAGAACTGATTGAAGAGGAAGATATTATTTTTAACAAAGATAGCGAATATCACAAGCAGAAGAAAAAAGAAAAGAAAAATCCCATTTTTAAAAGAAATAAGTCCAAAAATAGATGGGCTCTTTGAGGAGGCGGAAGAATGAGCAAAAAGGAATTGTCCAAAGAAGATTTGAAAAATCTATCGCATGATGACCTTGTTATACTTGGAGCATCTTTATTAGTAAAACATGTAGCGGATAGTCTTGAAAAAAATGAGGAGAAGGAGGTGCAAGATGATTCCAAAATTTAGGGCTTGGCTAAAAAATGACAAGGAAATGATTGATGTCGACGAGATCCATTTTGATAACGGCCAGTTGGATTTTATCGGTGACGCAATCACATTTATGCGCAAGGCAGACGAAATCGAACTCATGCAATCAACAGGCTTGTTTGATAAGAACGGCCGGGAGATATTTGAGGGGGACATAATCGATACCACAGATTACGAAGGAGGTCTTTCTAGCGTCGGCAATCCTTTAGTAAAAGTGGAAAGCGATAAGTATGGATTTATTGTGACAGGAGATTTTCCAGGCAGTCCGATAACGCTTAAAGAATTTGAGGATGGACGCAAATTCGCTGGAGTTGAAGTAACAATCGCAGGCAACATTTACGAAAATCCAGATTTATTGGAGGTAATTAAATGATATATCCATACAGAGGCTTATCTATAGACGAAAACAGTAAAGGAAAATGGCAATATGGCTATCTGATAGAAGACAGAGGACGGTCATTCATTATCAACGAAGTGATAGAAGCTAACGAGCAGTATATAACTATTGGCTCTTGGTGTCCTGTTGATAACGAATCAGTAGGTCGATTCACAGGTCTGTTTGATGATAATTTAGTGGAGATATACGAGAAGGATATTCTCGGGACAAAAGATGGTCTGTTAAATGGATTTGTCAAATACAGAGAAGATCTGGGAATGTGGACGAATAGCTTAATTAGATACAATAATTTCGAGCGATTGTGTAATGTAGCAAGCAGTAGAGAAGTTATCGGAAATGTCTTTGAAAACCCTGAACTTTTGGAGGCCGCCGATGACGGAAATTAAATTAATATTCTTTGTTGCTTCTTGCGTAGTTTCGTTCTACGCAGGGGCGATTCTGAGCAAGCCAAAGCAACCGATTATTATTTATCAGGTCGATAACGCAGGCGCTGAAATGAACGGCTATATCACGAACAAAGAGATAATAGACGGGCATTACACGGTCACGGCTGGGGCCTATGGAAAATTTTTAGTTACAGAAGAGCAATATAATCAACTAGGAATCGGTGACGAGATACCAGATTTTTTGAAGAAAAGAGGAAATTAAGATGGAAAACTACAAACAAAGAATGATTGAAGAATATAAGCAATTAGCAGAGCGTTTTATCAAGTTAGGCAGAATGATTGAAAAGCACAATTCAGGAACCCTTGATTTTAAGCCTGCATGTCCTATGGAGTTACTAGAGGATCAGTATTGCGCAATGCGTCTGTATCTCAATATACTTATACAGCGTGCGACAATCGAAGGAATCGATCTTGACGATATTAAAATCGAAGTGGGAGAATCGGAATGAGAATTAAAGCATTTAGCGGGGCTATTATCAAGGTTGATAAGATGAAACGTAGCATCACCATTGATGGCATAGAATACAAGGCCGATTGTCGAGCCTACGCCAAAGATAACGAAGATGGCACGGGAACAATCACGCTGATTTTTGATGGGAAAGTAATAAAATGACATCAAAATTAGAAAGTAGGATTGAACAGCTAGAACATACCAAGGAATGTTATTTGAAGGACCTAGAGCCTGAAAGCTTGGCCATTATCAAAAATAGCTTCGGCCTGCAGGTAGCTTCAAAGCGTAGAGACTGGCTAAAAAGAAAAATAAAAGAATGTGACGAGGAGATAGCATGCTTGAAGAAAGACCTATCCCGCTCTTACCAGAAATAGACGAACGGGCCACGATCCAGAAAGCCAAGGACAAGCTTAAAGAATATCCTGTCTGGCGTGAGATCGCTTGTGACGAACCGATCCAAAGGATCACGCAGGATTTTACCTTCGAGCCACGAGGCGGAGGAGGGCCGAGCCGACAAGTTGAAAATCTAGCGGTTCACAGGGTAGATGCCTATGCCGAACTGGAAGAGATTGAGCAGGCTATTTCAAGGTTGATTAATCCGACATACCGATTCATTTTGCACTCAAGGTTTACTAAAACAGCCCCTGAAATGGCAGTAGCAATCTATGACAGATTAGACATAGAGAAGACCCGCTATCAGGAATTGCTTGATAGGGCCTTGATTGCCTTTGCTTGGCAATATCGGAACGGCATCTTAATTTGCGAAAAGCGGTAAAATTGCGGTAATTTTGCGGTAAAATTGCGGGAACCACAAGGGATTTTAAGTGATAAAATAGTATTGTCAACAGAACCGGATAGGATCTAATTGACGTTTCGTTTCATTTTCATTTTAAACTCCCAAAGGTTTGTTTGAGGAGAGGGCGCTAGGCCGTTACCTGATGCGATTTCAGGCTCTCTTTTATTTAGCCACAAAACTATAAAAATTAGAAAATCGTACAGTAGCGCCTTCTGTGGCTAGGGCGCATTTAGGGAATAATGGTTAAGAGGTCTGAAATTTTCCTTTGATGTCATGTGGATTAAAACCTTCTAGCTTACATAATGATTAAAAATCTTTTTCAAAAAATCATGCAACCTCTTCCGGTTCGATTCCGGTATTTCCCATTTAGTCGCATTAAGCGACTTTTTATTTTGTCTGAAAGGAGGTCAGCGAATGAATGACCGTGAGAAGTTAGCGATTGAAGAACTAAAGACAATAGCAAATGACCTTATGTCTGATTGGCCGGCCTCTAGGAACAGGCAGAAATCCTTTATTTTAAACTACATGGCCAACGGGTTCCAAAACGGCACGCAGTCAGCCAAGGAAGCAGGATTTAGCGAGAGGAGCGCCCATACGACGGCACATAAAATGCTCTCTGGTACTGAGAAGTTCCTACATATCCCGCCCGTCGTTGAAACGCTGAAAAAAGCCTTTGACGAACGCAGAACGGAGCTGTCATTGCTAACGTCGGTAGACATACAGCAATTTTGGGCCAAGATTATCAGGCGTGAAATCCAAGACGTAAAGCTTGTAGGTGACGGAGAGGGCTACCAGATAGCCAAAGAGGTCCCGCCTGATCTAACGGTCATGCTATCAGCCTCTGACAAGTATGCTAAGACGCTTGGCATGTATCAAAATAACATTGATATAACCCAGAAAACTATTGAAATCAAAGTTGGTGAATGGGATGCTGACGAAGAGTAGGCCCAAGATTGAAATAGTCATTGACTATCCTAGCAGAGTCTTCAACAAGCACGTATACGATAAGCTAACGGACTATTCGACCTTTACAGAAGTCCACTACGGCGGAGCTTCTTCTGGGAAGAGCCACGGCGTTATTCAAAAGGTCGTATTTAAGGCTTGCCAAGACTGGAAATATCCACGTAAGGTCCTATTTCTCCGAAAAGTAGGCTCTACGGTCTATGACTCAATCTTCGAGGACGTTAAGCAATGTCTGGACGCTTGGGGCCTGCTGGATAAATGTAAGGTCAATAATTCGGCTTATCGGATTAAGCTACCAAATGGCGCCGAGTTCATTTTCAAGGGTCTTGATAACCCAGAAAAAATCAAGTCTATCAAGGGTGTTTCGGATATAGTCATGGAAGAGGCCTCAGAGTTCACCCTTGACGACTATACACAGCTTACGCTTCGTCTTCGGGATAAGAAGCACAAGAAGAAACAAATCTTCTTGATGTTTAACCCTGTGTCCAAGGTCAACTGGACCTATAACGCCTTTTTCGTTAAAAGCCCGAAAAATACAGTAGTTTATCACACATCATACAAGGATAATCGATTTCTTGACAAGACCACAATAGAGAATATCGAAGAGTTGGCTAACCGTAACGAGGCATATTACAAGATCTATGCTCTGGGAGAGTTCGCTACGCTTGACAAGCTGGTATTTCCGAAGTATGAGAAGAGGTTATTAAACAAAGGCGAGCTGGCGCATCTGCCGGCTTATTTTGGTCTTGACTATGGATTTATCAATGACCCATCAGCATTAATGCACGTTAGGATAGACGACGAAAACAGGAAGCTGTACATCCTAGAAGAATTTGTTAGAAAGAATCTGACTAATGACAAGATCGCAGAAAGTATCAAGGCCCTTGGATATGCCAAGGAAGAGATACGGGCCGACTCAGCCGAGAAGAAATCTAATCAGGAATTGCGGAACCTTGGAATCCCTAGGGTTATTGACGTGCAGAAAGGCCCTGGATCAGTTATGCAAGGAATCCAGTATCTCTTACAGTATGACTGGGTAGTTGATGAAAGATGCGTCAAGCTGATTGAAGAACTTGAAAATTATACTTGGAAGAAAGATAAGAAAACCAATGAATACATTAACGAGCCGGTCGATAGCTACAATCACTGCATAGATGCCATCAGGTACGCATTGCAAGATCGCATTTACCAGACGAAGAAAGACGTGAACGTCGATAAGGCAATCAGCAAGATTAATAAGATGTTCAGGAGGTAGGAATGGACAAAGTAAATGAATTTGAACACGGCATAGATAACGTGACTAAGACGAGATTTGACAGCCTGTATTTTGGTACGTTGTCGAACGAACAATTCAGATATACGTCAGCAGACGAATTGCTAAATACAGACGCAGGCCGGAAGGCTCTAAGAGACATGATACAGACGTTCTTTGACTCACAGAAGAAACGCTTGAAGATCCTAGCGTCTTATGCCAAGGGCGACAATTACAGTATTTTGTCAGGCCATAGACGACTAGACAACGAGAAGGCAGACTATCGGGTGCGCCACAAATGGGGTGGATATATTTCAGGTTTTGCTACTAGCTACGTGATAGGGAATCCTGTCACTATTGGGATTTTAGAAGGTGCCAATGCGGACCAACTAAAGACTATCGAAGAGATCGAGTGGCAGAACGACATCAACGCTTTAAATGGCGACTTGGCCTTTGACGCTTCCGTCTATGGCCGAGCCTTTGAGTACCATTTCAGGGATCGTGACAATGTAGACAGGGTTGTCTTGATTAGTCCGCTTGAAATGTTCGTGGTCCGTGATCTGACAGTAGAACAGAACATCATTTGTGCTGTACACCTGCCGATTTTTGCAGACAAGGTAAATATGACAGTCTACACTAAGGATCAGATCACCAGCTTTAAACCGTTCTCAGCAAGTTCTATCGTGCTTGAGTTCTTCGAGACTAATAAGCACGAATACAACGACGTCCCAGTTGTTGAGTGGTGGAATAATCGCTTTAGAATGGGCGACTATGAGAGCGAAATCTCACTAATCGACGCATACGACGCAGGCCAATCTGATACAGCTAACTACATGAGCGATCTAAACGACGCAATGCTATTAATTAAGGGAGACCTTGAAGCGATCGGAGCGAGTGCCGAGAACGTGGCTAAAATGAAAGATGCTAACACGCTGTTGTTGCAGACTGGAATTAGTGCTAATGGTCAACAGACCACAGCAGACGCAGACTACATTTACAAAAAGTATGACGTAAGCGGGACAGAGGCCTACAAGAACCGTCTAGCGAATGATATTCATAGGTTCAGCCGAATCCCTAATCTTGAGGACGACCGCTTCAACTCTACATCTTCGGGCATTGCCTTGCTCTATAAAATGATAGGTCTTGAGCAGGTCCGCAAGGACAAAGAGACCTACTACACAAAGGCTTTGCGTCGCAGATATGAACTCATTAGCAATGTCCACAAAGCTATTAACGGCTCAATTATCGAAGCTAACAAGCTGACCTTCACATTCCACCCGAATATTCCACAAGACGTTTGGACCGAAATTAAAGCCTATATTGAGGCAGGAGGCGCTTTGTCACAAGAAA